TGTCTCGCGTTCACCTGTTTCTGGGTATTATCAAAAAGATTCCTTAGTGCTATTGGGATCTTTCCTTAGCCTTAAGAGGTAATCTTCGTGACCCTTTGATACAATGTAAGCAATAGATCCACGAGGAACACCGCACACTGTTGCAATGTTATCCAGTGTGATCCCTCTCTCTCTAAGGAGGAACGCCTTGTTGCACAGCTCCGGTGTAATCGGGCTGCTGGTCTCCTCCTCAGGCTCCAGGTTGGGGATAGGGTCGCCCTCGGCGTCCATCTGGGTGCCGCGCGGGTAGGACATCCAGCCGTGCTTGATGGCGTACCGGACGAGGTGCTTGGCTTCCCGCAGGACTTGGGTCTGGCTGATGCTGTATTGTGTGGTCATTGGTATTTAGAAACTGGGTGATGGGTCGGAGAAGCGGCAGTACTGGCCGTCGTACCAAAGAGGCACCAGGCCGCATTCTCCGTCTCGTTGTTTGGCGATAGCGATCACAGCCTCGCCCTGTGGTTGGTTGCGCTCCCGGTTCAGCAGTAGCACAAGGTCGGCGTCCCTCTCGATCTGACCTGAGTCAGCCAGGTCGGTGAGTCGAGGCACTCGGCCTTTGTCCTTTTCGTTCTCTCGATTGAGCTGGGCCAGGGCGACCACGGCTGTCTTGGTATCAGAGGCCACGCCTTTGAGTCTGCCAGAGACCTCGGCAATCTCGTAGGTCTTTTTCTCTGCGGCCTTGGATCCATGGATCTTCTGTAGGTAGTCGACCAGTACCAGCTTCACACCCCATTTGCGTACAGCACGACGTATCACCGCGGTGATGGTTGCAATGTTGGACACACCGGATCCTGAGACAAAATGTATCGGGCTGCCTGCGATCTTGGCCGAGGCAGTCGACATAGCCTTCATGCCTCCTTGGTCGAGCTGGCCGGTCTTGATGTCCTGCATCGGTATGGTGCCAATAGCCGATACCATACGACGCACGATGGACTCGTCGGACATCTCCAGGCTGATGAACAGCGTCGGGATCCTGGCGTCTATGCCGGCTGCCTTGGCAATGGCAATGGCGATAGCTGTCTTCCCGATGCTGGGTCGGGCTGCAATGATGGCCAGCTCACCGTACTGGAATCCATCGGTCATCTGGTCGAGCCGATGGAAGCCCGAGGTGATCCCGGAGAGCTGGCCCTGCCTTGAGAATCTTTCCTGGGTCGAGTCGATGAACCGGCTGACAACGGACTTGGACGATTGCACCTCCTCTTTAGAGGCCTCAACGCTGAGCCCTGCTTCGGCATTGGAGACGATTTGATCGACGGATAGGGTGGAGACAGCGGACTCACGGATCAGACGGTCTCCAGCGGTTCTGAGCTGGCGTCTGTGGTAGGCTTCTAGGACAGCCTGGGAGAAGGCTGGGTGATTCGCCGGGCTAGGGCACAGCTCGTCGCAGCGGTTGAGATCCTCGAATGGTGGAGTGACCTGAGGCATCGAGCGCTTCCATTCCTTGACCACCGTCGTCAGGTTGACCGGCTCGGTCTTGGCGACCAGGCCTTTAGTGATCTCGTACAGGTGCCGGAGGCTGTCGGTCTCGATGGCATGGGTCGGAATCTTGGCAAACACCTCGTGGCAGACATCCGAACCACCGGAGAGACAGGCGCCGATCAGGCCGTACTCGTCGTCCTGGGCAAAGTAGGGGTCGTTCATAGCCAGTCAGCGATGTTTTGGTTGGAACCGGCCTGTGATTGATTGGAGCCAGAAGCCAATGGGCTCCTAGCCTTGTCGATCTCGCCGTTCCAGTTGTTCAGCAGGGTCATCAGCTCACGGCGAAGGTATTTGTCGTCCGACTGGTAGCGTGCTTCCAAGGCAACCAGGTCTTCCTCCGGAGTGTTGAAGTCGAAGACCTCTTTCAAGGTCTTGATCTCCTTGGTGCTCCATTGGGTCGTAGGTCGACGCTTGATCAAAGCACCGACTCGTAGGCGGAAGGCTTCCAGCTCAGGTGAAAGCTCACGCGAGACATTTCGCTCCTTCTCTTCCATTCCCTGTTCCTCTTCCCTGTTCCCTGTTCCAAGGCTATTTTTCTCGAATCCTCGCGAATCCTCTCGAACATCGTCGAATGATGGCAGCTTAGAGGCTGAAGGTTTGTCGATTTTCTGGTGATTCTGCCATTTTGGGATGTCGAGGTAGGCCTCGCCGTCAACCTGGTACAGGCGAATACAGCCCTGCTTCTCAAGTTCAGAGATCCAGCCTGGGAGCTTTTTAAAAGCATCGTCGTCGTAAGGGTAGAGACGGCTCGCGAGGAGTCGCGAGGATGCGCGAGCCCTCCCGACATCATCACAGCAGGAAAACAGCCCGATGAAAAGCAGTCGTGCCTCTCTTGAAACCCTGCCAAGGCTTTCGGACTCCCAGAACTCTGGTTTGATCGACCGGATTCTCATTGGGTGATTTCCTTATTAACCAACCAATCGGTTTTCTTTTGAAGATATTTTTTATGGAGTTCAATAGCTATTTGCTTTTTTTCTTGTAACATTTCGCATATAATATCAACATTGTTAGCAGCAATAAACACAATGTAGTTATCACCTCCACTAATAGTTTGCTGTATTACAACGTGTCCAGAACACATTGCTCCAATCTCTGTACGGTCTTGGCTTGGTATTTCGTATTTCATGTCTTAAACGGAAAACCCCACCCAGACCGTGGTGAGAACTCGCGCAGAACCAACGCGACGTAACACGGAAAGGGTGGGGAAAAGTTTGTTTAGCATGGGTCCTGGTTGTGGTGTCGGCGTTTGCTTCTCACGGCTCACGTCGACAGGCCGCTCCTTAGCTGACAGCCGGGGCGGTGTCCAGCGCTCAGTAGGCCGGTATCAGGACGTCGGCCACCTGCTGGGTGAGCTGCACGTCCCGCAGGCAATAGTCGATGGCTGCCTGGCGGTCGGTATTCCACAGCAAAGAGAACTCGGCGCCGCTGCCCGACTTCTCACCGAGGCCTAGGTGCCGGCAGATAGATCCGAGGCTGCCGTGGGCTCGATTGTCCCCAAGCTGCCACACCTCGCGCAGGTCCACAATCAAGTCGTTCCAATAGCGTCCCTGGCGCAGCCAGTAGGGCACCGTGATGCGATGCTTCCAGCTCCTCTTGATGAGGAAGGGCAGGTCGAAAGCCTTGATGTTGAAGCCGATGAGTTTTGGCTGCCGTTCATAATAATTGAGCATGGTCCACCATTCCCGGAGCATGGCGGCCTCGTTGTCCTCGTTCTTGAGCACACCGAGGTGTTGGTGCTCGAAACGGTAGCCGATGCACAGGATCTGGCCTGAGAGGGCATCCAGGGCAGCGTTGCGGATGTAGTCCGCGGTGTGGTTCTCCTCGGCCTTCTGCAGCTTCTCGGCGATCAGGTCCGGGTTCTTGATGTTGCCCAGCTTCACGTCTGCCGGGTTGAAGGGTGGGATGTTGAGTTCTGAGAGCGGTAAAGGCCCGGTCTCGATGTCGAAGATGATGGTCGGATTGGCTGGCATAGTTCTATTGGTTGAGATTGTTGCGCGTTTGTCCCGATGCGCGCCCCCGGTTACCCACGAGTCCCAGCAGCAACAGGCTGCCGGAAAGTTGTTAGATCGGTTTGCCGCAATGAGGGCAGACGGTCTTGGTCAATGGCTGTCTTACCGTAGGCACGCCCAGCCATTCGCATATTTCACGGTACGATACCCACCCGAACCCACGCACCGACCTGGGCTGTAGGTGGCCTAGGTTGTAGAGGTCAAGAGCCTCCTGCCGGCTCTTGATGGCCAGGCTTTCCAGGATGTTGAAAGTCCTGGTCGAGAATGGGAAGCCCCACACCCGCAGGATCTCCTCGTGCTTCTGTGCTGCCTGCTCGATCTGGTTTATCCTTTGTCGGCTCAGATTGAACCGTTTGCCGATCTCCTCGAGGGTGCAGCCCTCGGATCTGAGCTGCACCACCTCGGGCACCATGTGCCGTAGCTTCATCGTGGGTTTGCGGGTCTTCATGTGTAGAATGTTTGCAGAATTTCAGGTCTAATTTTTTGATTCAAACAAAGACAGTTTTTCAGTCTCTGCCTGGCGGGTTTCAATCATGCTTTGGACGATCCAAAGCGTTTCTTTATATCGGACCCATTTCCCCCCGTCCTTTGAGATGGTCACGTTGCTATGCGGAATTATGTTCCACGGGATCCAGTAAGTAGCTCCGGTGTCTAACTGATGGAGCGCGATTAGGTCTGCTTGAGGCGTTTTTCCAATGCGGTAAAACCAACCTTTGCATGGACCATATTCCGCGAAGTTGGCCGACTTAACATCAACTCGGAGAACCTTGTTGATCAGCAGGTCAAACGGCCACTTCACGGCTGCAATTCTCTCAACTTGGAACCCTGCCGATTCCAGTATTTTCTGCACTCTCTTCTCACCGTCCCATCCGGTGTCTGAGTCGGAATGTTGTCTTGAAAGACCGAGTCGCTCGGCCCATTTGAAGAACCCACCTTTCTTTGAAATTTGACCTGCTAGATCGCATTGTCCTGTTTCTTTCAGATACTGATTTGTGGGCATCAGTCCTGTGCTGCGGTAGTTTTCCATGATTCGGTCTGCAATCATGGCCTCATTCCAAGTTTTTCTTGTCATCGGGGCTACCGTGTATCAGCTAAAACGATCAAAGACAAGAGATCGTTTTAGAATGGAATGTCTGAATCGTTAGGATCTTCTTGGGCGTCGATCTCCTCCATTCGCTTTGTAACCGCGGCGATGAGTATGATGTCCTCCGGGCTCTTGCCGGGCGCCACCTTAGCCTTGGGCAACCAATGCTCGGCCAGGCCGCGCACGGCGTCCGGGGTCAGCTCTGAAAGCGCCACGCCCTTGAACTTGCCGACGTGCACCTTCACCTCGGCGATCTTGACCGGCGCCGCGGTGGCCGGCGTCACCGTCTTCACCTGGTCGTCTTCGCGCGGCGGCCTGTCCTCCAGGCGTACCCACAGGCCCGAGGGCTTGAGGGGCTCGCCATGTTTGTGCGGCATGATCAGCTTGATGTTGGCGAACGTCTTGGTGCCGTCCTGGCTCTTCTCATGGACGATCACCACGGTGGCCGGCCTGCCGATCAGGCTGTCGAGGTTGAGGCTGACGGTCTCCTCGGCGGTCAAGGCTCGGCCATGCCAGTCCTTGAGGAACTTGGTCAGGCCGGCCTTCTCGTGAAGGCTGGGCGTCATCGGGGCTGTCATCACCACCCAGGGCTGCACCGGGTTGCGTGACTGGTCGATCAGATCCAGCTCGAACGCGATCTTGAACTTTTGCTTGGTGCCGTATTGCGTCTCATAGGCCTTCAACGGCGTGATGTCGACGCAGACCGCGCGGCCTGTGTATTCCGGGCACGGCTCGAAGTTGCCGCCGCCCTTGTTGCTTGTGACTGTGATTCCCATGTGTTGCTGTGTTGTCGTTGTTGTTGTTGTGTTTATTTCGAGGCTTGTTTTTCGACCTCGGAAAGTTGCTTCGCCATGCGGGCATATTGGCTCCAGTAGTCCGGCCAAGTCGCCTTGATCTTCGCCATATTCTCCTGGTCGGCCACCAGTGCCGCGGCGCCCAGTTTGCGAACGAACGAGCCGCCGTATTCAATCATGGTGTTGATGATCTGCCTGTCGTTCATTTGGTGGCCTTTCCCCGCTTACGAGTGAAGAACGAGGTGAACTCGACCTTGACCTTCCGGGCAGCCCTGAAGGCCTCCCCGGCGTCCTTCTTGGTCAGGTGGTAGGGGCCGGTGCCCTCCTGTTGGATTTGTAGGGCTGTTTTCATTGCAGGATGAAGTCGAAGTTGATGTGCCAGGTGTCGCAGAGCCTGTTGTAGGTGTCGTTCTTGATGCGCCAGGTGCGCGGGTCACGGGTGGTCCCGCTATGCCGGCACTTGATCCGCACGTCGATGTCCTGGATGGCCGTGTTCCGCAGCGGGTGGTCGGGTGGGAGTTCGTGGAGTTTGGTGATCACAGCTTGTCCTCCTTGGCTTTGCGCCATTTATGGGACAGGAATGGATCGTCTCCAAGATTCCTGCTGCTCGACAACCATCTTGCCATTTCATCACCTACCTCTTCCATCCGCTTTATGCGCTTTAGAGTGCCGGTCAGCTCTCGCTTCAAAAGTCCCATGACATTTGAGCCAAGGAACTCCGGACGCTCACCAATTACTCCCTCGTACATTTCTTCCAACTGCTTAATCCGATCATCCATCTTGCGGACCTCTAGGGCGATGGCGCGGAGTTCTCTACCGTCGTACCAGTTCGGTCCTTCAGCGATGTTTAGTATTCGTTCTTCGATGCTCACAGCTTGGCCTCCTTGTCCCATGCTTCGACGGCAGCTTCTGCGCGATCCATCGTTTTTATTTCCCCGCAATCATACGTCCCAATAAGGTCTGCACACTCGCGGAGTTCTTTGCCAAGCTCCTCTAGCCGCTTGATGCGCTCTTGAGCGTTTTTAAGATCGTAACGAGCAAACCATAGTCGGTCCTGCTCAATACATAGAGCGTCCTTCAGTATTTGGTTCTCACGTTTTAGTGTCACGGCTTGTCCTCCTTGGCTTTGTTCCACTGTTTAATGGCTTCCGATTGCAGGAAACTAATGTCTCCCGTGTTTTTTGGGCAGAAATACCACAGCAACGCACCCCCCGCCTCCTCCAGCCGCTTGATGCGCTGCTTCTGTTCCTCCGCACCTTCGTAGAGTTGCGCCACTTTCGCGGTCAGACGATCAATCTCGGAGTTGGCTGCGTTGAGTTCGCGTTCGAGTTCGCAACCAGTTTGCCAAATGGCTCCGTCATCATGTGCTGATGCGTCCATCCTCGGCGTATCGCTCATTGTTGCTCCTTTCGCTTGAGGTATTCACTGACAGCCTCATCGGCCACAAACTGTAGCTTGTAGCCCTTCTTGGTTGCGTAGTCCTTCAGCCTGCGATGTGTGTCCGCGCTGACGATAAAGACTTTCTCGGCGGGTCTCTTAGCCTTGGTCACTTGAGGCCCTCCGAGATCATGGCGTGCTCCAGGATCAGCACGGCGTCCGCGGTCTTCAGCGTGATCACCTGGCGGGGCTGCCTCTGCTGGGCAATGCCCTTCAGGTGGGCTTTCCATTTGGTGCCATGGGTCGCCTTGTTTCCAACCCCCAGAGTCTTCTGCCAGCGCTGTGGGGGCACCTCGATGCATCTGGTCTTCGAGGCTGCGATCAATCCACGGACGAATCCGACATTGTAGCCGAAATTAAACATGGAGCTGCCCGGGGCTCCCTTGCCGCCCACATAGCCTCCGACCTTCTCGATGTAGACCACGTCGCTGATCGCCAGCCTGTCGCTCACCAGGACACTGATGTCCTGGTCGGTGGTGGGCATAGAGTTCAGGATGATTCCGGAGGCGCCCAGGTAGGCCAGGCCGCCGCTCATGCCCGGGTCGATAGCAAGGATGCGAGTCACTTGGCAGCCTTTCTCAGCCAGGACAAGATGGCCTTGTCGGCGATGGCCTGCAGCTTAGAGCCGGTCTGCAGGCAGTAGTCGCGCAGGGCTTTGTGAGTTTCTTTGGTCACGTTGATGGTTTTCGGTTTGGTCATTGGGTGATCTGCTTTGCGATCTCCTGGCCGAGGCCAGCGTTCGACCGTCCCAGGAGGGCCAGCCTGTGCGCCATCTTCTCGGTGACCGACTCATGGCGTTTGCGCTCGCAGTCGGAGAGTAGGTTGAGATTAGTCTTGGTGCCCAGGATCACCGAGGCCTTGAGGCTGTTCAAGGCCACCCGGTTCAGGTGCTCCATTTCGTCGGCGTTGGTGTTGGGCGGCAGGATCTGGAAGCCAGCCCCGCGGAGGCCCCGCTGGCTGAAGTTCATGCCACGCTGCCGGAGCAACACCCGGATGTTGTGCGCGGCCATCTGGAAGGCCATGGAGTTGGCCTTTTCCTCCAGGGCTGCCTCCATCTCCTCGATGGTCACGGTCAGGCCATAGGCCAGCCGGTGCTCGTTGCGGTCGATCCAGTCCTTCCAGAGCGGAAGGCGCCGGACTTCTTCTTCGTTGATCATGTCTTGTGTTTCCATTTGCTAAAAGTTGCCCGGTGTTACCGCACACCGGAAAGCGTTGTTGCCGCTCCACTCCAAGTCCGGCCTCGCCCGACCTTGCCTCGCCATGCCGCGCCCTGAAAAATTGTCCCGGATACCGCGCCGGGTCGCGTGTTGCCGAGCCCTGCCACGCCCCGCCGCGCCATGCCCTGCCGAGCCCTGCCGTGAGAAAATCAAACCACCTCGACGGTGAACCGGCCGAACTTCGGCCGCCAGTCGCCCAGGCCGATGATGGCGCCGGCCTCCCGTGTGGAGTCGATCACCTGAGCCTGGTTCACAATGCTTTCGTCGAACTCAATGGTGCACGTCAGCCACCAGCCGGTGGGCACCAGGGGCCGGATCCGAATGATCCGGGCCAGCTGCACCTTGACGCCCTTCCGGATGGTGTAGGCCGGGTCCGCGTAGATCTGCTCCTTGCTCTGGCCGATCTTGCGATGGTGGACAACCACCTCGGGCTCCGAGACGAACACCGCGGCGGCGAAGTCCTTGCCAAGCCGGCTTTTCTTGGCGCCCTCCTGGATGCAGCGCTCGATGTTGTCGGAAGGCATGACCATGCCGCCCTCGGCCTCGGACCAGTACAGGCCGGCCTCCCATTCCAGACGGTCGCGCTCCTGATGATCGTGGATGGTCATCTTCTTGGAGCCCTTGGCGGTGATCTTCTTGATCGCCACCGTGTATGGGTTGGTCGGATCTGCCATCAGACCGTTGTGCATGATGAGGGGCCGCAGCCCGGTGAGTTTGACTTTGATTTGCTTCATGTTGTTTTGCTTTGGTTGCCTTGGTTGTTACTGACGAAAATGTCCGGTGATACCGCCCACCGGCAGGCGATTAGCCGAGCCGGGCCCTGCCCCGCCCCGCCGCGCCGGGCTGGGCCCTGCCCCGCCACGAAAAATTGTCCCAGTTGCCGTACTGGGGAACGTGTAGCCTCTCCCGGCCTCGACGCGCCTGGACTCGCCGGGCCTCTGCTGGTCGGGCCTCGTAAAATCATTTGATCGCCTTCTGCACCCGGCGCCAGTAGGCCACTGTGGCCGTCTTCCGGTCCCCGGTGGGACCGCCATTCCAGATCCGGGCCTGCTGCTCGGTGGTCTTGCCGCGGCCGTAGTGCCGCAGGTAGGCCTCGCACACAGCCCGGGCTGCCACGCGGTTGGTCATCTCGGAGTGCTTGTAGTGCGACCCGGTGATTCGGTTCACGTCGAGGACCACTGCCTTGTGGATCTGGAGGCAGCCAATGGCTCGGCCTTGGTCACCGATGGCTTGGTCGTTGTTGCTGCTCTCGACCAGCATCAGGGCTGAGATCAGGTTGGTGAGGTTCATGGTGTCAGAGTGCAGAGGTCCAGTTGTCCTGGATGAACTGGTGAATGCTATCCATGAGGCATTCATCGTCGCCCCAGATACCGCGGCCTCGAGGCTCCGGCATATGCTGGAAGTCGATGTCGACGTCAGGGAATTGGCTCCGGATCATCATCTCCAGGTTGCCGATGATGCGATAGACGTCGGCCTCGGTGGCGGTGCTGCCCCAGTAGGAGGGCTCGGTAGGAAGTTGGATTGTGACGATGCTCATGTTTTGCTGTGGTTTGCTGTGGTGTTGGTTGATTGCGCGTTGGCCAGTCGCGCCCCTGGTTGGATGGTATTCGCCCCATCCGGGCGTAAAGTGATCAGTTCCAGTCAGGGTGTGTGCTGGTCACAAGGGCCACCCGATGCCAGCCGCGGCAGAGGGCGATGTGGCCGCCACCGATGTGAACGTAGGCGGCCTTAACCACATCACGAAGGACAGAGGCGGCCTCGTTGCGGGTCAGGTTGTTGCCGGCCAAGCGAAGAGCATCAATTGCTTTGTGTTCTTCGATGGTGGGCACGTTCTCGAACTTGATGGTGATGTTGCTCATGTTTTGCTTTGGTTTGCTGTTGTTGCTTTCGACGTGATCAAGATGGCCTATGCTGCGCCTTCCGTCTACAGAGAAAACTGTTTTTCTGTAGATTTTGAAGAAAACCCAATGTTTATGCGGGTCAAACAGGGGTCAAATTCCTTTGAGATCCACCAGACTCAGGGTCAGGTACTTCTGGTCGTTGGTGGTGGCGTCGAAGTAACTGGCGATCACCTGGGTCTCCCGTTCCGAGTAAGAACGGTAGGGCTTCACCCGGGTGGCCAGGACCGCCGGGAACTCGGTGGGCTGGCCGTTCTCTGTCTGCCAGTTGCCCGAGGTGAACCCAAAGCGCCGGCACCAGGTCTGCAGGTTCTGCGGTGGGACGAACCAGTAGTCGGTGCCGAAACTGTCCTGGCTGGCAAAGCATTGGACGCCGTATCCGGTCAGGAGATCGTAGCCGGCCTGGTCGAGATACCAGGCGTCCTCGTCGAAGTCGGGCTCGTAACCGGTGCCAAAGAAGGCAGGAAGCCCCGGGGCCTTGTCCATGGTGCAGAGGCAGTCGGAGCGGGTCCACGAGTCGACGCGCCACTGCATCAGGTTCCAGAGCCAGGCGCTCTTAGGGATCTTGTGGAAGAATGGGCCGCTGCCGGGGCCGCCGTTAAAAACGTTGAATCTTGACGTGTATGGTATGTCGAACGTCTCGTCTATTTGATCCTCAAGATCAAACTTTATTGATGTAAGTGAGTCCCGGAAAACAGAGACCGTTTGCAGTGTCTGAAGAGGGACTGTCGAAGCAAAACGAGATCCTTGCTGGTCCTTAAAAATGTCGTCGACCGTTGTCTGAAACAATCCATCCGGGCTTTCAATAAATTTCGGTGTTTTATTTGGACTTCCTAAGATCCTTACTGATGCATCAATACCGCCTGGACCTCCCCATTTGTTGACCCAGAAGTCGGCCTCGAAACCAAAGTTTGACGCATAATTAGGATCTCCATAGAAAGCTCGCATTAGCTCATTGTCGTAATTGCTAGATGAGAAACCCCAGGGGCCTCCAGGAGGAATGAAGGCAGTGTTGATAGATCCTTGATACAGCAGGGCCGAGGTTGCTGTAGATGTGCTGATCTTTGTAGGGAACAGATTGGTCCATTGACCCGTTACGGTGCTAACCTTTGAAGGCCCAATCAGAACCGTCTTGTCGCTTGAGGAAAAGTAGAAGTTCTGCCAGCCGCCCACACCGAACCCAGGATCATGACTCCTGATGTAAAGCTGGCCTGAGGTGGCGTAGGCCTCAAAGTCGATCAAGAGGTTTCCGTCGATGCCAATCGGGTTGCCGACGCTGCACGCAAGGCCCTGAGGTGTCAGCCTGAGCAGCCCGATGCGGTCCTCGGTAATGTCATGGACGTCGTCGTAATCGTTCAGGAAGCCTTCCTCAACTGCCAGTCGTCGCCGGACATCAATCACCTTGTCGAAGATGGTTGCCTCGTTGCCAGGAGACCAAAATGGTTGAAGGTTTAATCCGCTTGGGTAAATCGTTGAAATAGTCTTCGGAACCACACCGATCTCCCACATCGGCACCAGTGGATCGCTAAAGATATTGCAGTCGACTGGGCTGATCTGAATCAAGCCGCGGCGACTGGTTAATGTGAGGCTGTTGGCATTCTGCACCACGGTGATGCCAAGGCCTTCGAGGCGCTGCACCAGGCTTCCAACACCCGGGAAGTTGACCAGCCGTTCCTCGGAGATCTCGCCGCTGGCTCCGAAATAATACCGCACCCGGGCACGTCCCCAGGTGAACACCAGGTCGCCCAGTTGCTGCCGGAAGTCCCCAGGGTCGGCATAGGTGCCTGGGTAGACCTGTCGCACGTCGTGATGAACATCCGGGTCGATCTGGGCATCCATGGTGTGCATCCAGTCGAACATGATGAACGGGTTGGCCACGTTGTTTGCCTGGGCCGACCGTTCCAAGGCCAGGAAGTCCGATGTGTTGGCGCCCTGCCAGCTCGGTGGCCCTTCAGCAAAGAAGGGCACGTCCCCCGGGAAGAACGGGAAGAACTGATAGCAGAACCCACCGTTGGGCCAGCGCGTGGCCCAGGTGCCGTCCTGGCGGCGTCGGAAGGCCCGGACGGCTCCAGGACCAACGAACTGCCTGTCGGCGCTGCCATCGGGCAACTGCAGCAGCACCTGCACGGTCGTGGTGCCGCAGTTGTGGACGCGCCAGCAGTCGTAGCGCTGGTATGTGTTCAGGATCCGGAAGTCGGTCAGGCCCTCGATGGCGATCTCGGCCACCGCCAGCCTGTGCTTGTGGATCCGCCCAGGAGGCAGTGTTGGGTCGGAAGGCCCGAGGCTGCCGCGGACGTAGGACGTGAGCCCGGATCCGGCCTGTGGATCCCAGCCGAGGTGCACATCGTACTCGATGCCGGCCACCTCACGGCGCAACAGCTCGTAGCTAAAGTGGATCTTGCCGACGTCGCAGGTAAACGGATCTCCCGTGGTGCTGTGGTGGTCGACGTAGACCTGGCCGCCGGCCACATCGAGGTGCTTGTTCTCCAGATTCGACAGCTCGATCCGCGCGGCCACCTGGTTGTGCTCGTCACGGTAGGTGCCGATGCCGGGAATGCTCGGGCTGGGCACGGCGCCGTTGTCCTTTAGCCTGAGGGCGGTCTCCGGGTCGTTCCGGTAGACGTACCACACACCATACGGGAACGGCGCCGACCATTGAGCGTATGGGTGGAATCTTGATTGGGCCCACAGCGGCCCCATCCCGTTCAGGGCCAATTGGCACTTCTTATCGAATCGGCTGTAAAGGTTGTTCAGGTTTGCGGCCGTGAACATCTTATCCAGCCTGCCAAGGGCGTAGGGCATGATCAGTAGAACCAGGACTCTTCAGCCGTCTGCACCGTGGTCGAGCCCACCGCTGTCTTCAGCGTCGTGCCATTGGCATTCTGCTCGACCCGTTGGCCAGGCCCAGCAACAAGCTGGACCCGGCGCACGGCCTCGATCAGTTGATTGATGGCCCGGGCATGGTCTGCCTTCAGGCCGCGCTCCGACAGCTTGGATGGCAGTTGTAAAGGCATGGTTTACAGCTCGCAGAACTGGGCGAAGATCTTGACCGGGCTGTTCGAGGCTTTGACGTACATCGTCGCATCGACCCAAGGGATCAGGATGAACTGCCCGGCCGGGATCTGGAATGAGTAGGGCGAGGAAGGCCCGATGGAGACCGGGTTGACCAGATCAAGGTTGACCACCAGCAGCCGGTAGGGTGTGGCCAGGTCGGCGGTCAGATCCAAGGCCTCGTCGGTAGTGCCGACCACCTGGGTCTGCTGGCCCATATCGGTGCCGGTCATGTTGGCCACCGTGCTATAGGACTGTGAGTTGATCACGGCGCCGCCCTTGCTGGCGTACAGCCGGGCCGACATCTCGACTTCGTTAGCCATAGGGTTGGTCGGTTAAATCTCGCAGAAGGTGGCCTGGACGGTCACCGCGGAGGTGTTGGCCAGGAGGTACAAGGTAGCGCTGACGTAAGGAATCAGCAGGGTCTCACCGGCCGGGATCCGCATGGTGTAGGTGCCGGAGACAAAACCCAACTCGACGTAGTTGGTGTTATCCAGGTTGCTGATCAGCAGCTTGTAGGGGCTGGTGACGTCGACCGGCACGTCGAGAGCCTCGACGGTCAGGCCGATCACCTGAGTCTGGCTGCCCATGTCGGTGCCGACCATGGTGGCGCTCTTGGTGTAGGTTACTGAGGGCAGGTAGGCTCCGTTCTTGGAAGCGTACAGCCGGGCGGTCATTTGAATTTCGTCTGCCATAGAGGTGTGTTAGTTGAGGTTAAAAGAAGGGATAGATGTCGAGATCGTAAGGGGCAAATGTCCAGGAAACAACCTGCTCAACCTGGTTTGTCTTAGTCACAAGACTGGTTGAATAGTTTGTCTGTTTCCATCCCCAGGCTGTTCCAGCCGGAGCTTGTATCTGCCCCGTATTAGGATCGACCGGAATCGGAGGAAGCATCTGCTGCACAGCAAACGGAAGCTGCCAAGCGATTGCAAATGATGCCGGTGTGTAGACAGGTGGGATTCCTTGGGGCGTTTGTGGTAGACCTAGGTTTCCCGAAAATGTGGCTATCCTGGTCAGGCTGACCCGAGCAACTGGGAAAGAATCCTCACCGCGGGACAGCTTCTGATAAACCTTGGTGGCCATGGTTCCGCTGTTTGTTGGCAGCGGATCTCCGTTCCTGACAGCAGTCTCAAGGGTGTATTTGTAGCCTGCCGGATTTCCAGTGATTGTGGCCTCCCGGGCGACGGCAGGAAGCGCAAAGATGCTCACGTCGACATAATCAGTCCGGAACTCGTATCGGATGTCGGCGATCTCGCCCACCTGCGGGGCGGTCTGATCTTGAATCGGAACACCTGGGTCGAATGAGGTGCCGCCGATGGTGACGGTGGCCTCGGAATAGGGGCCGTCCTCCCGGATGCTGTATTTGGCGCCCAGGGCCACCCATTGGGCCGAGGCGATCCGTAGGGCATCCTTGGAGCCTTTAAAACTGAGTGTTACCACCCGGCCGTTGCCGACGTTCTCATAACCTCGGCTTACTTCGATGTATTCAAGAGCCGTCGGGTTGGGGATACCTTGGATCGTTGCCATGTTATTCCTCGACGGCCTCAGCCGTCCTCTGAGTGTTTCGGGCTATGTCCCGGATATCCTGAGCCTGAGTTTTTACCGATCCAAAATATCGGTCCATGTTGGTCTGAAAAGCGGTAAATCCACCAGTGCGTGCGAGCTGGTCGCCGGTAGCCGCGGAAACTGCCACGGTCTTGAACTTTTCACCTTCCGGAGTCATCTCAATCTTCCGTCTGACCTCTGCTCGCTTGTCTCTGGCCTCGCGTTTGCCTTGCATTTCGGCATCCATCTCGTCCAGGGCTGCACGCCTGGCCTGAGCAAACTGCTGAAAGAAGTTCTCGATTTGGAAACCAGCTCTGCCTTCGGCAAACATGGCACCAAAAAATCCCTGGATGCCTGCTCCAAGCGCTTCGAGTTGCCGGAAAGCTGGCTCAATAATCTTGGCCATGAATGAGCCGGTTCCGGCTTCCATGGTCTTCCGCATAATATCCACTCGGTCGTTTGCCTCGTCCAAGGTGTCTATAACGTCGGTCGACATGATCATGCCCAGTCTGTGGGCTTGATTTGCTGCATCCGAAAGTCCCGACGCCATGGCCGGAATCAATGCGCCAGCGCTTTTGCCAGCCAGTTCACGAAAAGGTGTGAGAAGGTTTTGCGGGTTGGCATCACCTTCAAATGCACGGCCGATCTTCAGGAAGATGTCCTCAATCTTTGCCGATTTAATTTCCGCAGCGCTGACTTTGAAACGGGCAAAGGCATCGACCAAGCCTTGGTCTCCTCCAAGTGCTTTGCCTCGTGCAATAGTGATTTTTTCAAGTGCCGCAGAGACCGCATCCAGGCTTGATCCGCCCATATCGGCGGCGAACTTCATCTCCTGCAAGAACTCGGCAGACACACCGAGTTGCGTTGATAGGTCTTGGAGTTTTCCAGCAGTCTCAAGAGCTTGATTTCCAAACGCTACCAGCTTATCCACCGCGAAAACACCAGCCACCGTTCCTGAGATGTCCCTGCCGATGCTTTTAGCAAGCGATTGAGATCGCTTTAGGCCTGTTTCAAAGGCAGTGCCATCAAGCCCGAGTTTTGCGAGCAGAGAGAAGATAGCCATGGTCAGTTGTTGGTGTTTTGTTGCTGCGCCCAATGCCACAGGGCCTCGTCCTTGGGGCTCCACAGCTCGACATCACCGTGGGTTTCCGCACGAGCCAGGACAAGGCGCTCGGCGTCACCGATTGGCATGGCCAAGACGGTATCCTCCTGGAGACCGATGTCCATGCAGCAGGCCAGCATTCTCTCGGGCCATGGCATCGACAACTGCCGAGATTTGCCTGGCTTGCTTAGGATCTCAGGCGCCGTCGACTGCTTGGCCATCCAGTCGTTCCATTTCTCGAACTCGGCATCGAATGAAAGGTGCTTGGTTCTCTTTGCCCACAGCCAGATCGCCAGGCCTCGAAGCGGTGATCGGATTGCTTTCAGAGACTCTCTGACAGGCTGGGAGCATACCAACACAGCCTCCATGAGATTGGAACGCTCTACGGGGCCGCCAATGGCCAAGGGTGAGCCAATACGATGCAGCACCAGAGAATGGCCGACAGAATACGGCACCAGCCGGAGCCCCATCACGACAGGACAGGGCTCGGCTGTAGCGTTCAGGATGTCGGCCAGGGCGGTCACAGGTTGGTGGCGGCTCCGGAGGCGGTCAGGTTGGTGTAGCGCTTCAGCGTGATGGTGCCGGTGGCCTTGCCGGTCTGGGTGGTCTTGATCGACCCGCCTCCAGCATAGATCCAACGGTTTCCAGTAGCGGCATTGATGGCGTCCACATAGCCACCGATCTCGATGATCGGAGCCCCGGTGATGACGCAAGTGCCGTTCACATCCGGCAGGCTGGCCGCCAGCAGGGCATTTGCAGTCGAGGCACCAGACGGGATGAAGTTCACGGTCAGGGTCAGGCGGTTGTTGTAGCCGATGTGACCGACTACCTCGCCAGCACTATTCCGCACCTCCTCGGTGTCGGCCTCGTGGGTGATGTCGTAGGACTCGATGTCGGGTGAAACGTAGCCGGTGACAACCAGGGCGCCTGCAGCGTCATAAAGCGCCAGGGAGGCCGGTGAACCGAAAACGTATTTGCTGCCTTGTGTGTTAGCCATGTGTGGATTGGGTTAGAGGGTTGCGCTGCAGTAAAGGGTGAACGTCCGGGTGAACGTCCTGGACCGATTAGAGATTGAGGCTGCCCCAAAGTCCAGAGGGGCGGCAAACTGGGCCGTAAACGGGCCGCTGGCGTCGTTTGATGGTGCATCCAGGGCAGAGGCCCCGGACTCGTCAAAGAGCGGCAGGATCCAATTGTCGAGCACCTGGACGGTGGTCAGGACATCGGCCTCGTCGGTGTCGTCTGCCGATAGTTGCAGCTCGACTGCGATCTCCAGCTCACAGGTCAGGTCGGTGCGTTGAACCGGCCGCGCGGAGTTGGTCGAGACAACCAGGCGCGGGAAGTTGGGCATCACATCCTGCTCGTCCGGGTCGTCGTACAAGCCCCGGCTGTAGGATGTCAGGCAGGTGGGTGTGCCGGCGCCGGAGGCCGACCAGTCGGCGGCTGCCAGGTAGTCGGCCACGGCCTTCTCTGCTCTTAGGGCGACAGCGTTCATTTGATGGCGATTCCGTTATCTTCGAGCACCTTTCCGTTTTGCAGCATGGCCTCGGTCATGTGGTTGGTCAGCTCGGCCAGCTCGTCGTCCATGGCCTTCTGCATGGCCTGATTGTAGATCATGGCCACCCGGTTGTACTGGTTGTCAGCCACACCGGCAGTCATGACCACCGAGGCTGTCGGGTTGAAGCCTGGTGTGGCCTGGATGCCTCGGGCCTTGGTGCCCTTGTGCACGGCCACGTTCTCCTCGGGCAGCCCGTATTGGTTGGCGAGTGAGACCAGGGCGGCGTTGGTCTTCTTGGGCGCCTTGTAGCCTGCAGGCTTTGACAGAGGCTTCCATTTCGGGCTTTGAAACTGGGTGAAGCCCTTGTTGTAGATCCGGATGATCTTCACCACACCGGAGCGGAGGTAACCGACTGAGCCGATAGCCTTACGCATCAGGGCCGAGGCTGCTGCCTTCATCTCCTCGCCGTACAGGCCGCGGCGGCCGGCCTTGGCTTCCTTCGACTGGGCGATCAGGTGCACCCGGCGAAGCAGGCGGGACTTGCCGATGCGCTTGCCGGTCTTCTTGGACTTCCGATTGATGTCGCCCATCGGTTTGGACAGATAGTCTCCGATGCGGATCCGCTCTTGTGCCGGGCTCTTAGGCGGCACCAGGACGAACAGCCGAACCATGAGGTAGAAGAACCGGGAGTTAACTGCCTTGTGAAGGTCGCGGCTCGTCTGCAGCAGGTAGGCCTTCATTGCAGCGTCGAACTTGCTGCTGTCGACCGTCATGTTTACGACAGGTCTCACCGGGTCTTGGCTCCTAGTTCTAGGCTGTAGTAGGCGCCGGAGGCATCGACCCGGCAGGACAGGATCCGCAGGGTGCGTCCCTGATAGACCAGGGTGCGACCGACCACGGGGCGGGGCTTGCAGAAGGTCAGGGCGATGCGGTCGGTGTTCTCCTGGAGCAGATAGTAGCCGTCCTCCTTGAGAAGTCGGGAGAACTCGGTGCCCTGGTCCAGGGTGTACAGCGTGGTGTCCATCGTGACCAGGGTGCTGTCCCAGGTCTTCCAGTCGGAGAACTTGACCAGGATCCGGGATGCCACGTTGTCCTGGAACCCACCGGGCACCGGGGTGTTGGCATCGGTGACCATGGCCGGGATGCACCGGATCGACGAGCCCTCCCAGATGAACATCGGCGCCCCCAGCATCTGCTGGAGCACCGTCATGCCCTGCTGGAGACTGGAGCCGATGATGGTCATTTAGGCTGTGAAGTAGGTGCCGGAGATTACGATGCGGCTGGTTGCCTGCAGTTGCCCGGCCAGGCTGGTCGAGTCGCCGTTGTCGTAGTGATACAGCGCTGCGTAGGACGTGCCACCGACAGCCAGGCCGATCACCGCGGTCTTAGCCTGGGTGGTGGCGTTGTCCAGCCAGATGGCCAGGGCGGCGTCGTAGGTGACTGGATCCGGCAGGCTCAGTCGGAGATCGCCGGTGGCTGCACCGCTCACCGAGTTAATTGTCAGGTCGACCGTGAAGGTCTCAATAAATCCAATGGCGGTGTGTCGCGCCATGTTGACCGTGATCGCAAAGGTGCGGCCACCGCCGGAATCGGTCAACGTAGGCACCCAGGTGGCCGGGGCGGTCAGAGGCAGGGCGGCATAGATCTCGGTGAAATTATCGTTCAGCTTCTGCCCGGCGCCGCGGAGGGTGTCCCCGGTGTTGTCGTTGGCGATTGCTCCGATGTTGATGATTTGCTGGGCCATATCAGTTCTTCGGTAGTGCGTACCAACCAGCCGGCAGGACCACGGTCGAGGGCCCCACCAGCTTCTTGTCTTTGTCGAATCCGTACACGCTGGCCTTGGTGGGCTTGGCGAGCATCACGGGATCACCGGAAGGGACCAGGACCACCTTGGTCATCTGGCAGCCGAGGCAGTCCAGCAATGCGATCAGCCAGATCGTCTTTGAGAGCCTCGGGAGCTTTTCCATGTTGGATATCGGTGGGTGGTGTTTCCCGCAGCCAATCGAGCAGGGCCTTCAGGATCTGGTAGATCCAGTTCACTGCTTCGGATCGGCAGGCTTCTTGAGGTTGCTCTTGATGGACCAGCCGACGCTGGCCAGCGACAGCAGAGCCCCAACCAGCTCGGTGATCTGCTCGGAGGAAGCGAGGCCGCGGGCGATGACAAAACCGCCGGCGGCGGTGAGGCCGTGGCGGATGAGGGATGCGATGTTGGGATTCATTTTCCGAAAAACAGTTTGTAGGTGCCGTAGGCCATGCATAGGAACCCCAGCACGGCGGTTCCTAGCTGGACCCACTGGGTGAGGATAGGGGCCAACGATGCAGCGGTCAGGCCAGCGGCTGCGCTGATGGCTACAGTGACGGCGTTGGTCGATGAATCGTTGGTCATGTCCTACTCGGGCTTGTGTTGGGCTGCTGCGGTTTCGAGGAGTTCCACCAGAGGAAGGCCGACCTTCATGTTGGTCACGTTGCCGGCCTTCATTCCAATGACGAGCAGCTCATAGAGTTGGTTGAACTGCTGGGGAGTGAGTTCGATCTTGATCATGCGGCGGGAGCATCGGCAACAACCTCGGGCTCGGCAACAACAACCGGCTCGGGCGGAGGCGTAGGCGGCACCCACGGCAGCGGCAGCACCACAACCGGCGGGTCGATCTGGTTCTGGATCTGCGAGGTGACGTTTGCTTCGATAGCGCTCTTGTCCACGCCGTTGGCGTAGCACCAGCCAAGCACCTGCGCCTCAGTCAACTGATCGTAAGGCGTGAAGTTCTCGCTCGGCGGCTGGAACGAGCAGGAGCCGTAGCAAGTGCCGCTGTAGTTATCCTGCGAGCCGTTGCAACGCCAGTCGGCGGTGATGACGACGTCCGTGAGACTGCCTTCGGTCGGTTTAACGAGAAGGCGTTCGATGATCCAGTTGATAGTAATCATGGCTTACTTAGCTTCGAGAGTTTGAACACGGGCGGTGAGTTCTTTGATGGCAGCAACCAGCAGCGGTATGACATCGGTGTAGGCCACGCCAAGTCGATCAGGATTCGACGCATCGACCGCTTCAGGAAGAACCGATTGAACATCCTGAGCAATCAGGAACGAGCGACGAGTGCCTTCGCTGTCGGTCTTGAACTTGCCGATGACAGAACGAAGCGAACCAATCTTAGAAACAGCGTTGCTGATTGGCTCAATAATGTCCTTCAAACGCTCGTCAGACGCAGAAGTCCACGAAGTGGCAGCGGTTCCATTGAGATAAACACCACCGCCACTGGCTCCTGAGATAACGAAGTTAGTGGCAGTAGAATACGGACCAACAGCCCATCTAGTCGTTCCAGAATCAGATGAAAGAGTCAGTCGCGTATTCCATGTGGCATTCAGCCCCGTCGTCCCCACCAGCAAATTCCCGCTCGCATCGAGCGTCATGACGTTCGTGAATGAACAATCGGTATTTGCTGCAGCGGTTCCTCCAATGCGCCAAACGTGCGTCCCGTTTGTTTGATAGTACTGCGAAGTGAATCCAGAGGTGATTCGTTCCCATCGGGAATCTGTGGTGTCGAAGTAGCAGTTGCTGCCGAATACTGCCAATTCAACAGAACTTCCACCAGAAACAGATGCACTCTGACCAATTTGATATACTTTATAGATGCTCGACCACGCACTCGGCGTAACTCCGATGCCGACGTTGCCGTTTCCGTCTAAAACCATCTGCTGAACGCCATTGATTCCAAAGCCGAGAAGCCGGTTAGCGGCAGTCGCGCTTCCGGTCAGAGTGATGTTACCATCGGTGGTGACGGCATCGCTCAGAGTAAGCTTTGCGGTGTTTCCGCTGCCATTGTTGACGATGTAGGCAATCGGATTAACAGCAGAAGCGGTTCCGGCAAGAGTCTGCTGAACGTGGAACCTGTACGAAGGTCCAGCACCCACCCCAAGTCCGTTGGCGTTGAGGGTCATCCGAGTGCCGCCTGCGCCGTCGTACCAATTAAACACGCCATTCGGATCAATGGTGTGTTGCTGCTGATTGTTCGTAACAAACCGCATCCGGTTTGTAGAATGGTCGTATCCAACCTCGCCAACACTTGCCAAGTCGGTATCTCCGAAATTGATTCGGACTTGAGATGTATTCGGACCAACAAGCGTAAGATCATTGGCAACAGCACTTGCACCAGTAATTCTAGCCATCGCAAACGAACTGGTTGCAGTAATTGCGCCAGCAGCCAAAACATCGAGCAAATAAGCCGGACTCGCCGTCCCAATACCCACCCGATTGTTCGCGCTATCAACCTTCAGCGTCGAGGTGTCCACCGTCAGATCGCCGGTGATGGTGGCGGAGGCGAGCGTGGCGGATGGCGAACAAGCCAACAAGTTGTTGATGCTGATTCGCTTGGTGTTACCTGAAGCCGGTGGAGTTGCTGACACATCCACAATCGGGATCATGTCATTTGCCGGATCGGCTGTTGTAAGGTTGTCTAGTGCTGTAATCTTTGAGTCTGCCATATCAGTAAACGGTTAAGATGAATTTGCCGAGGTCTTCTTGTAAAAGGAAACTGACTCCATCCTCCAGCACTATGCTGTCGAATGTACCAAATGAAATGACGAGTTTGCTCACGCCATCCTCCTGAAGCAGGAAGGTCTCGTCCTCTTGGAGAACATCCCTCCGCATTATGGGAGGCTCAGGCATGACCGCATTCAGCGGTCGCATCCTGTTGATTGATGTTCCGATTGAGATCATTAGCTGCGAGCTAGGAAAGCCACAACGCTGCCGGATGAAATCTGGAATCCAGTAATCTCACCGGGGAGAGGTTGTCCTGCTGGAATGGTTTTCGATGACCAAGTGCCACTGATATTAGTGCCAGTGATCGAAGTGAAAACGGTTGGCTCGATTGGAACCAGCGCAGACCAGTTGCCGGTCTGGGCGGCGGTTGAGGTGACAAGCTGGAACCCCTGTCGTCCCATGCTGTACTCGGTTGCGATGTCTGCTTGAACGGCCATGTTTTGTCTTGGTTAGAGGGGAGGCCACCGGAACTTTCCAGCAGCCTCCCCAATTTGAACGGTTAACCTTTACGAACTTTCGGTGCCAGGGCTCCCTGTATCCACAGGATGAGCTTGCCTCCTTCGGGAACGGTCGCGGTGTTGAAGCCGTCGCGCTGGAGAGACGCGTCGACATCGGGACCAGAAACGAGCTTGGTTTTGCCGTTCTTGTCCACCGAGATGGTTGTGGCGATTCTCATGGGTCAGCCAATTAGGCGGTGATGAGAACTTCGGCCTGCGTGGTGTCCGCGGCGGCAGCACCGAACATGATGTCGTAGGACGCCATGTGAGCGCGGGTGGCGCGGCTGTACCAGACCGACAACAGCACGGAGAGGCCGTTGGACAGCTCGACCGTGCGCTGCTCCAGGAACTCACCGGCGATCATTCCGACCGGCAGACCCGAGGCCACCGCAATGGCATCCTGGCCGCAAACGAAGCCGGCGGTGTTGGCGATGGCGCCGGTCCAGTCGTTCTGCTCGAGGATGTTGGCGAATCCGAAATAGCCATTGTTCAACGGGCCGTAGCGGCTGTCCGGGAACGGGTTGGTTCCGGCGGCAGCCGTGAATTGACCGGAGAACATCAGGCGAGCCAGGTGGCCACCGTCGAGCAAGAGCAGCTTCTGGCGGTAGTTCTTGGCCAGAGCCAGAATCGCCGGAAGGTCGGAGCTGTCGAAGTTGGCAGCCGTGCCGATGGTCGTGCCGGCGCCGTAGTTACCGGAGGTCATCACCGCGGTGACCTTCTTGGAGATCGCCAAGGCGAAGATCTCGGCTGAGCCCTGGGACAGGTCGGAGAGGGCGAAGCCCTGGTTCAGCTCCTGCTGGGTGACCGTGAAGGTCTTGGTGATCTGGTTCACCGTCACCGAGGTGGCGGCCAGAGTCGATTGGTTGGCGGCGCCGTCCTCGAAGTTGGTGGCGTTGTCGACCGCGGCGTCGCCGGTGGTGAACTTCTTCACCTGCACCGTCGCACGGGGGCGAAGGTTATCCAGGCCGACGTTGCGGGTGAAGTTGGCGATCATGGCCAGCTTCGTGGTGGCCACGGTGATCACGGCGTCGGCGAGATAGTCGACAACCAAGCCGACAGCGAAGGTGTTCGCGTTCTGCGGGGCGATCAGCGCCGACTGACGGAGCAGTTCGCTGTGGTTCTCAACCAGGAAGCGCTGGCGCTCGGCACCGGCGCGGAGGCTCTTGTGCTTCTCCAGGAGCGGGTTGCCCAGGTTCTGGATCAACGGCCGGAGGGGCTCGGGAGCAGGGGCGGCGGTGATGCCCTTGGCGCTGATGGCCGCGGCAACTGCCTTGGCCACGATGGCGTCGATGTCGAGGGCGGACGGCGCACTAGGAGCGGCCGCCACCACGGTGTTTGTATCAGTCATGTTGTGTGGTGTCTGCTGTGATGTCGGCGCGGTTGTCGCGCCATCGGCGGCAGCGTCGGTGCTGCCGGTCGAAATCTTGTCGTCGATAGACTCCTCGGCCTCCTCGAGTTCTTCGCGCTCGAGCTGGGCATAGAGGGCCTTGAACCAGTCACGGCCAGCGGCGCCGCCCCATAGGTTGGCAGCCACATCGGCCGGGGTGTTGGGATCGGCCTCGAGGAATCGCTCGTTGCGTCCCCACCAGGCGTTGGCCGTGCGAACCTTGTCCTCGGTCGGGGCCTCACCGGCGACCAGCGCCTCGGCATCGAGCACCGTCTGCTTCTCCAAACCATCACCGGCGAGGCCCTCGGCGTATTGCTCAAGACCGCGGCGAAGGTTGTTTTTAACGGTCTCCGGGGCAGTCTTGGTGACAGCCCGAGGGTGCCAGCAGGCGGCGATGGCCATCTGCTCCTCGGTCATCTTGTCGGCCAGGCCGAACTGGATGGCCTCCTGGGCGGTGAACCAAGTCTCCTCTTTCATGGCAGCCCGGATCTGGGAGGTCGGGCGGCCGGTCACCTTCGAGTAGATACCGGCCAGCACCTCGGCGTGTTGATCCAGGGCATCGGCCATCTTCCGCATTTCCTCCGAGGTGCCTGCCACCATTCCGGAGGGGTCGTGAATCATAAACAGGGCGGCGTCGGCGATCTCAACGGTGTCGCCGGCCAGGGCGATAATCGAAGCAATCGAGGCAGCAATACCGACCACCCGGGTGGTGACGGGCGCCTGCCGGCCTCGCAGCATATTGTAGATGCCCAGGCCGTCCCAGACGTTGCCGCCGGGGCTGTTGATCTCGATCACCAGGGGTCCTTGGCCGACGTCCTGCAGGGCCTGGCTGAAGGCCTTGGCCGAGATCCCGGAGCCACCGAACCAGTCCTCGCCGATCTGATCGAAGATCTGGAGGGTGGCCGGCTCCGAGGCCGAGGCCCGGGGCTGGTAGGAAAGCCAGTTGTTGATCTTGGTCATTCTGATTTCTTGGCTCTGGGTTTCCGTTTCTTGGCCACTGCAACCACCTCCTGGATGGGTTGAGCCGGGATCTCCTCGGGCATTGTCCCGGAGGGCTCCACCTCGGCTGCCATCTCGGCAGGCTCGGGTGCGATGGGTTGCTTCTGGGCCGTCGAGATCTCGGAGACATCGAGGCCGTACTTGGCGGCCAGGTCTTGGATGTATTTGGCCTGTTGGGCCTTGGCCTCCAGTGCAGATCGCCAGTCGATGCCTCGGGCGCCGTAGATCTCGTCGTAGGTGGTGACGCCGGCGGTCAGCTCAGCGAGCTGGGCCGATGAGTTGCGGCCGACATCGACATTCGGAGCCCGGGGGGCCTGGATGGCGATCTCGTACCAGTCGTCGGGAGAATCGCGCAGGGTGGGGTCGGTACGGATGGCGTATTCCATCACATATTCCCAGATCCTACGGGCGGCCGAGGCCATCACCTGGTGACGGCTCCGGAACCACACTGAAGACATATCCAGGGCGCCGCGGTAGACCGTGCCCTGCATCCCTTCTGGGAACACTAGGACGTAAGGAATGCCGACGCCGGCACAGACCTTCTCGGTCAGGCTGCGCCAGTATTCCCGCATATTGACGTTGGGGCGGTCGGCCTGGAACTGCTCGAACTCGTCGCCGCTCTTGAGAACCTTAACCGTCGAGCCGAACACGTTCTCGTAGTACGTCTGGGCAGTGCCTTGGCTACCGACAACACCGGAGCGGAGGCTGCTGGCCTGCACCTCCCCGGAGCTGGTCTTGATCACCTGGGCCACGCTGGAGGCCAGTTTGCAGGATTCCATCTCCAGCTTCTGGAGGTCGTCCAGGTCGTGCAGGTCGTTAATGACGCACGCCACGAAGGGCAGGCCGCGGAGCTGGCCGGCACGCTGGGCCTCGTAGATGTGGACGATGGAGTCGGAAGATATCGACCGGACTTCGGTGAGTTGGCCCTGGTTTGTTTCCTGCCCAATAAAGTAGGCAAGAGCGCGGCCTGTCTTGGTATCAAACCGGACTCCATCGAAGATGTCCGGCGATTGCTCCTGGCCGGTAGGTGTTGCCACCTGTTGCGGCTCGATGAGCTGAAGACGGGGGCGGCCCGAGTCGCCCTTGGTCAGAAGCAGGAAGGATTCGCCATCGTAGAACCAGCCCCGCGCGGCCAGGCTCATGAGCGTGCCGAAAGACTGCCGGGATCCGATGTCGGGATAACGGCTCCAGGTGTCCCACCATTTCTTGGCCCGGAGATTCCAGTCGGGATCCGAGGAAGCCGGCTGCACCGAGAAGTTGCTGCCGACCGTGTAGTTCTCGAACAGGTCACCGAGGCGGTTCATCACCGCGTTGTTCTGCTCGAAGAATCGGGACTTCCGCACGATCTGCTGCCGGGTCGAGGCAGTGACATCGAACCGCACCGAGGTGTAGCTGGTGTCTAGGAAGGAGCGCCGGATCGAGTTGGACGCGCCCTCGTAGCGGTTTACGGGGGCCGACCGGAACTTGGCCAGGATGTTGTCGAGGAATCCCATTAGGTCATCCCCGTTCTGATGGCGCCCTCTCGACGGAAGTTCGAGAAGTCGCCGCCGTAACTGGTCACAGCGACCAGGACGACGGCCATCATTTTGTTGAAGATCTGGGTGTCGGTAGGGGCGGCGATTCCGTCCTGGCCGAGTAGGTAGACCGCCAGCTCGTAGTCGGCGATCAAGCTTTCCCACATCTCGACCATCTCGGAGGGTGTGGGAGCGCCCTTACCGGGCTCGGCAAACTCGACCGAGACATCCGAGGAAGACGTCGACCGGACCACCTGGCCGGACTCGATCACCGAGGCCGCGGCAATGACCTTCGAGGTCAGGGCGGCCAGCAGTGTGGCGCCACCGAGGGCGCTAAAGACACTGCGAAGATAGGCACGCTTGATTGCGACCGTGAAAGTGAACACCTCGGGCTGGAGGCTTTCACATTTTTTGGCCTGTTCAATAGCTTAGCTAAGACTGGACATCACTTGACGTAAGGTCATCCCAGAGCATCACCATGGCCAGTTGCATGATCTCGCAGTCATGCAGATGGTCGGGCCACTTTTGGTTCCGTTTGACCCAGACGTGTTTGATCCTGCCGGCTCGGTTGGCTTGGGGCCGTAGCAGGTGAGAGTCGAGGTGGCGCCAGTAAAGATCTGGATCGGCCACATAGGCGCCTTCGGCCTGGACGCTGGGTGGCTCCTGGTGGACGCCCCATTCCCGGTCGATGTCGCCCTTCCGGAGCCTGGACAGCATATCCCGCAGGTGCTCGGTGTCGAACACCAGGAGAGGCTGCACCACGTCGGTACGCATCGAGGAAGACGTCGACAGGCCGAACGGGTGCACCGCTCCGGTGGCTGTCGTGAACCGGGCGCCGGTCTCCCTGCCTTTGAGCGGCAGCCATCCTACCAGGGCAGGTTTTCGGAGACCGCCCTCCGGTGGGAACCGCAGGCCGCACGGGTAGCTGATAGGGTTGGAGGTCACCGAGGAATAGGCGCCGCAGGCGTCGTAGACGGTCTGGGTGTTGAATCCTGAGTCAATGCCCACATCCATATCGTGGACCTCGAGGGCCACCTGCACCCGTCGCAGGGCAGCGAAGTCATCGGCATGGCCGGCAGCCACCAGGGTGCTGTTGCCGTCCTTCCATTCCCGGCAGACCCACCAGAGGAACGGCGCCACGGCCTGGACGTCTGCGGTGAGGTAGCGGCGCCCACCGGTGATCGTGACCGCGGCCGAGGCTTCGGGGCGTTCCTGCTGCACGTCCTGCTGCTCCCAAGGCTCGGCCAAGTTGCCGTTGATGAAGCCCTGCAGGCCGGCCATGGATGCCTTGGCCTCGATGAAGGCCACAGCCAGGTGCCCCCAGGTGCACTTGCGGTCGGGGCTGTAGAGGCTGCTCAGATGGTAGGACCGCACGCCGGGCATGGCGTTTGGATTCTCTGGGCGCCATTGGCCGTGCCGGAGGGCTGCCACCTTGTGGGCGTCGGTGATCTTGCCGAGGCAGAGCTGGCAGACGTAGTGCGCGGAGGCCCGGATCTTGGCCAGGTCGTGCTTGCCGTCCTCGGTCTTGGCGTCGTCCCAAGTCACCTGACGCCATTCGAGTTTGATCAGCTCCCGGCAGTGTGGGCAGGGCAGGTAGTACCGGCGCTGGTCACCTCGAAGGAATCGCTGCCAGATCCGGCCTTCGACCACGGTGGGCGTCGAGGTCATGAAGGCCTTGCTACTTGAAAAGCTCTTGAGGCGCTGTTCAGCCAGATCCAGGGCGTCGGCCTCCTTGGCGGTAGCCTCGGCGAACTTGTCCACCTCGTCGGCGATCAGCACCCGTACCGGGCGACTGGCTAGGTTGGCCGGGCTGTTGGATCCGACAAAAGTCAGGGTCGACCGGGTAAAGTTCTGCTCCAGGTTGGTGATCTTGTCGGCCTCGGCCGGGAAACACTCCAGCATGGTCGGGCTGTCCTCCAGCATGGGCAGCCATCGGCTCTTTGAGAATGACCTGGCCAGATTCTCCGATGGCATCAGCCACAGGGCTGGGCTGGGCTCGTTGGCGATTAGCCAGGCCAGGCCAGCCATCAGGGTGGTCGTTTTGCTGGTCTGTGATCCCCAGCACAGTGTCACCTCGGAGACCGATGGATCTTTCCAGGCCTCCATGGGCTCCCGGGTGTAGGGCCGCACCGAGGTGCTGAACGGCCCGGGGTGCTCGGTCTGCCGTTGGGTTAGCCGCAGGTTGGCCTCGGACCATTCGACCACCGTTTGCTGTGGGGTCGGGCGGTAGAGGCTCCGGCGGTAGTCCAGGAGGGAACGCTGGAGGTCGGTCAGGATTTCCATGGGTCGGTGTTGTGTAGGGTCTTGAGCGCCACCTCCTGCACCCACCTGGTGAGTTCGATCTCGCAGTGCTCCGGGTCGTGTGGGGCAATCCGGCCTGAGAGCTGTTTGGGCATGGCCTTCAGTAGGGATGCCACCGCCCCGTCGTGCTCCTGCATGACCCGGCGCACCCAGTCGCCGCTGACCAAACGCCGTTCCTTCTCGGCCTGGGCGATCACCTCGTCACGGGCGCTGGTCAGATTCTTGGCTGCCGCGGCATGGATGGCAACCAGGCGCCCTGCATCGGCTCGACCGCCCCGGAGGGCATCGACAGCCAGGTCGTAGGCTGCACGCTCGATTTGCCGCTGACGCTCGTAGGCGCCCTGTGGCGAGTCGATAGCCGCGGTGGCTGTGTCGATAGGGTTCGAGGCTTCCGCGGGGCGGTAGGGGCCTTCCTGTTCGATTGTGGTGGGTTCTGGTGGTGGTGGTGTTTCTATGTGTTGCGTCGTGGACTTGGCCCGGATGTTTTTCTTGCGCCAGGCATCGGCGGCCTCGGGACTATGCATAGGCATTCCCTTTGCAGCCAGTTGGGTGACGTAGCCGTGCGAAACACCGGCGTGCTTGGCGTATTCCCGTTGGGTCATGGCTTCAAGGCTCCCAGGATCTCGGGAGGTAGCATCGAATTGGGCACGGTCGAAGCGTACTGCAAAGCCCGGAAAACACCGTCGCGCCTGCTGTCCTGCGGGTTGGGCACGCAATAGCTGGCCAGTTGCTCCGGTGGGGTGCCACGTTTCATGAGGCGAATGAACCAGGCCACGTTTGCAACACCGTATTGATCCACCAGGAACTGTATGTGTGTTGAATGCATAGATATTGTTTTTTGTGCTTGATCACACAGAACGATAGGGGTCTCGCGTTCACCA